ACGAAGTATTTTCAATTTTGCTCAGATAAAAACCCTTTACTATGACAGCGAAAATATTAAAAGAATTAGAAACGGCATTAGCTGAAACATGGGGCTTATCTTTAGACGTTCTTAAAGGCGCAAATAACGAACACTCTTACATAAGAGGGTGTATGTCTTATTGGCTATACAAAAACGGTTGCCATGTTTTAGAAATAGCTGAATTATTTGATATTTCAAAGGGAACTGTTTATGATTATATTACTAAACACACAAAAGAATTACAACATCAAAAAAGTATTTTCTTTGATTTAAAAATAGAGCTATAATGCCAAAGTGTAAAATCTGCAAAGAATTATGAAGCATAAACTAAACATAAAGCCATTATCAGTTAACCAAGCATGGCAGGGCAAACGGTTTAAAACACCTTTATACAAAAAGTATGAGCAAGATTGCCTATTTATGTTGCCAAATTTAAAGTTAGGTTTACCGCCTTACCAAATAAACATTGAAGTAGCTTATAGCACTATTGCAGCAGATTTAGACAACTGCATAAAGCCAATGATAGATATTTTACAAAAGAAGTATAACTTTGATGATAAGCACGTTTATAGGCTCGTGGTTGAAAAGAAAGTAGTAAAAAAGGGTAATGAGCACATAGTAATAGAAATAATCGGATATGAAGCCATACACTAAAATATACTTAAATTATTTTGGTTACGATGTAAGCGATTTTATACCATGCGAAGTGTGCGAAAAAAAAGCAGTGGACATAAATCACATTGAAGCAAGAAGCAGAAGAAAAGACTTGGTAAATGATATTTCAAACCTAATGGCAATGTGTAGAAAGTGCCATATTGATTTTGGCGATAAAAAACAGCACAAAGAATTTTTACAAAACATTCATAACAAAAAGTTAAATGTTCAGCAGCCATAGACACTTAGACCGAAAAGAGGGCAACCCCATAAAGGGAAGTATAGTAACTTCTTTAAAAACAGGCAATAGGTTTAGAATAGTAAATATTGGATTTAACACAAAATTTGAAGTCATTAAATACTATTTTCAAACGGCATCTTCTAAAGATGGTAGGGTTCACGAATTTGATTTAAACGATTTTTGGGAAACATTTACAACTATGAATTGAAAATTATTTACTAATATTGCAAAAGGTTGTGCAGAGCCTATATCTAACCTTATTAGCCCTTATTTGTGAAAGAAGCCTGCACGCTTCGAGTAGCGGTAGGGGCGTTTTAATTTTATGACATACGAACAATTTTTAGAAACAAAACAAAAGACACACACCGAAAGCGGATTTGAAGTGTCAGATGAAAAACTGAACGGCTATTTATTTCCGTTCCAAAAGTTTATTGTTAAACGAGCATTAAAAGCGGGTAAGTATGCAATATTTGCCGACTGCGGATTAGGCAAAACCTTAATGCAGCTTAGTTGGGCTGAAAAAGTTGCAAATCAAACCAATAAAAAAGTGCTTGTATTAGCCCCTTTAGTTGTAGTAGAACAAACCAAACGTGAGGCAGTAAAGTTTGGTATTCCTATTGAATTTATTGATGCTGACAATTACGAGCAATTAAATAATATTGATGCGTATTCTTATGGTGGTGTTGTTTTAGATGAAAGTTCAATACTAAAAAACTTTGAGGGTGAAACTAAAAAACTTATATTAAAAAAGTTTAAATACACCCCTTATAAATTAGCTTGCACTGCTACGCCATCACCCAACGACCCTATGGAATTAGGCAACCATAGCGAGTTTTTAGACGTAATGAGTCGTAATGAAATGCTTGCAATGTACTTTGTACATGATGGCGGGGAAACTGCAAAATGGCGGTTAAAAGGACACGCTACTAAATTGTTTTATCAGTTTATTGGAACATGGGCTATAATGCTTAATAAGCCTCAAGATATAGGTTTTGAAATGGTAGGATATGCTTTGCCTCAACTAAACTTAATTGAAAAGCAAATAGTAACTAACAAACGAGATAATGGCAGTTTATTTAATAATACAGCTATTTCTGCAACTAACTTTAACCAAGAGTTACGATTGACAAAAGAAGAAAGATTAAATGAGGTAGTAAGTATTGTAAAATCAAAACCAGATGAAAACTTTATTATTTGGATAAAGCAAAATGAAGAGGGCGAAATGCTTAGAAAACTATTGCCAGAAGCAGTTGAGGTAAAAGGTTCTGATACTAACGAATGGAAAAAAGAAAAGCTATTAGGATTTGCAAATAATGATTTTAAAATTTTAATAACCAAAACTAAAATTGCAAGTTTCGGAATGAATTTTCAGAATTGCCGTAACCAAATATTTGCTTCCTTAGACTTTAGTTTTGAGGGATTATATCAAGCTATTAGGCGTTCATACCGTTTCGGTCAAAAAGAAGAAGTAAATATTTATCTAATAACCACAGACACAATGGCGAACGTCATTGATTCAATTAACAAAAAACAAAAACAATTTGAAATTATGCAAGATGAAATGAGTAAAGCAATAAACGAAAATCTAAAAGGAAACTCTATGACAGTTTCTAATTTTGACACTGAAGAAGTTAATAATGAATGGTATAATATTAGGCGTGGCGACAGCGTTAAGCTAATTAAAAACATACCAGATGAAAGCATTGGTTTAAGTGTTTTTAGCCCGCCATTTGCTGAACTATACACATATTCAAGTCATTTAGAGGATATGGGAAACTCTAAAGATTATAAAGAGTTTTTAACTCAATTTGGTTTTTTAATAAAAGACCTCTACCGAGTAATGATGCAGGGCAGGAATGTTGCAGTTCATTGTATGGATTTGCCTATTCAAAAAGGTAAAGAGGGATTTATTGGTTTAAGAGATTTTAGTGGAATGATATTAAAAGCATTTGAAGAAGTTGGGTTTGTTTATGCAAGCCGTATAACCATTTGGAAAGACCCAGTAGTAGAAATGCAACGCACTAAGGCATTAGGGTTGCTTCATAAACAAGTTAAAAAAGACAGCACAATGTCAAGGGTTGGCATTCCTGACTATGTAATGATTTTTAGAAAAGATGGCGAAAGAAATAACCCAGTAACAAATACTGAATTATCTGTTGACCTTTGGCAAAAATACGCTTCACCTGTATGGATGGATATTGACTACGGAAATACTTTACAAGGTTATAGAAATGGACGTGAAGATAATGACGAAAAGCATATTTGCCCTTTACAATTAGATACTATTGCAAGGTTAATACATTTGTATTCAAACAAAAATGATACTGTATTTACTCCGTTTATGGGGATTGGAAGCGAAGTATTTCAAGCTGTTAAGATGGGTAGAAAAGGAATAGGATTTGAGTTAAAAGAAAGTTATTTTGATTTAGCTAAAAAGAATTTGCAATCGGTTATTCAGGAAAAAAAACAAGCTGAACTATTTTAATTTCCCAAAATAAACCGCTATAACTAAGCCTCCAGAAATGGGGGCTTTTTAATTTAAAATACTTTTGGACACATTGAAGCCTTTCTATATTCTCTATAAATTTATTTTTATGTTTTCAGAAAAAATAAAAATGTTTAAAAAATTGAAAATAATACGTCCATAAGTCCTAACCTTAGAAAATATTACGTTTTATTCTGCCCTAAATAAAAAAATAATAAAACCAATAAATATTTATGTAAATTCAAACATTTATTTTTATCTTTGTGCTATTCAGTTAACGCCTGAATAATGATGCCTGCACTATGGTCGGTTTGTCGCCAGAAGCAGGTACAATGAAAATTACAACATTTGCTTTAGAGGGGTTTATGTTGTTTAAATATTACTTAACTAATAGCCTTTTGATTTCTGCCTCTAACAGTTATTAAAAGGCATTATTTTTTTATGCAAATAGTTTGTAAAAAATGCGGAACGGTTGACGATTATAGAACCGAAGTAAAAGCCAATAATCATTGTGCTTACTGTAACTCCTGTGGTTCATTTATTAAAAACATTCCTGTTTCAAAGCCTAAAATGCACTTTGGAAAGTATACAGGTCAATATATTGATGAGATAACAGATAGGCAATATCTACAATGGGCATTTAATAACCTCGAAAAGTTAAATGCAAGAACCAGAGATGCTATTCAAAAACAATTAAACAGCCTATAATGATAACATATTTTAAAAACATTAAGGCTACATCCACGCCTTTTTACAAGCCTATTCAAGTGGCTATTGATAGAATAAAATCAGGAGTTTCTGCTGAACTTATTAATAAAATTAGAACTGAAACAGATAAGGATAAACGAAATCAGTTAAAACAGAATTTACCAAGTATTTGTTTTTCTGGTAAATTTCAACAACGTAATGATGATGGTTGCCTTGAACATTCAGGTTTTATTTGTTTAGACTTTGATAAGTACGAAAATAATGA